TACAATATCATTTTCATTCTCAGTCACAATAAAATTGTTGGCTGAATATGGTCTGTATCTCTCAATGTTATTATAGCCTATGTATTTTTCATAGAATACAAATTTTGTTGCAACGTTAGTATCGGGTTCAACAAAGATATCAAATATATCTGGATTATCCACAACACCGTCATCATCTCCGTCATAGAAACCTACTTTAACTTTTCTGTTGTCTTGATATCCATCATTCTCTTCCACTGTATCCACAATCTGCCAGTTAATGGCATAGTTTAATCCTAATCCTGTGCTGGTGATTGTGTTGGATTTTAAAAGTTTAACAACGTCTTTGACTGTGCTACCTGTAATATAATCATAGGTCCTATCTGCCTTATCGAAAAAGAATTTGTTCTTGCCTTCACTTTCAAACACATAATCCAATGCTCTGTATGTCACTGTGTAAACACTACCGTCGTTGGTGAATTTAAACCACCAGCTGGCATCTAGATTTGCCTGTGTGGTATCACCTGTGTAGTTCAAACTGAATACAGCACTGTCGTCTATGTTTGTGGCTGTGATAACTTTCCATACTAGATTTTCTTCGTCGTATCTCAAACCAAACTCTTCGTATGCTTCAATTCTATCTATAATGTCATTTTCCAATGTTGAATCAAACATTGTAGTAAATGGCGGAAACACTGCACTAGCCACTGCATTGTCAGGAATAATATCGTTCAATGTGACTGGACCTAGTCCTGATTCTAAATTGCCCACTCCAGAATTAGCACCATCTAATACCACTTTGGATATTTTTGTCCAAGCACGATCCTGTGCTCCTGTTGTGCCAGCAGTAACCAGTTTGCCATTTAAGAATTGTCTACTGTCTGGTGATGTAAATTTCACCAGTGCTCCTATTTGAGCATATTTTAAATTGTTTGTGGCATAGTCACCCAATGTTAATGGGCCGCCTGCTTCAAAATAACCTGTGTTAGTGTTTGTGCCAGTTGTAGTACTGTTCCAGTTGGCTGAAAGAGGTTCTAAATCTTTAGAACCATATTTTAAATAGAAAAATTGTCTTGCATATGCTTCTTTCAATCTGCCTTCCACTATACGACCAATCACATCTGCAATTTCGTTTCTGTTAGCAAACGTAAATGTAAATTGAGGTGTGGATTCTTCTCTGTATAATATTCCATCATCGGCAAACACAGACACATTTGAATATGCTCCACTTGGATCAATGATTTCTTTGGATCTTGAAATACCGCTGGCCGCTCTGTTGACAGATTTAACTTTGATAATTTCTTGAGATACTGCTAAAGGCATCACGTTGTAGTCCTCCGCAGTGATCATTCTGTTCTGTGCATAATACACTTGTGGTGCTTTGGTTTTGATACTTGCGTTGGTTTCGGTTGCCGCCGCATTGTACACCGACTGCTGTAATGAAACCACAATGGTTAATTGTTGTCTACCACCGTTGGCATCTGTGTATGGTATAGAAAACTGAATGTTCTGCATATCTGCAGGTTGAATAGAATATTTTATGTTGTCACTGGTTCTGTAGTAGGCTCTAAATGCTCCTGAAGGAATGGTTGAAAAGTTTCCATCTCCAAACACAAGGTCCACTGCGTCTCCGTTTTTTGTGATTACATTATAAATGTCTCTCACGTTAGCAGACAGTGAATTATAAATTGTGTTATTGCCAGATAGTGATGGCAATTTGGTCCATAATTTTTCTAATTGACCAAAATCATCCAACTCATATAACCATACATCGTCGTTGTTGATGTTGGAAATATTGATTGCTTTAGAATAGTTTGTGGTAGGTGTATTAATATCAAAATTAACACTGCCTAGTGTGCCTTGTTTGAACAAGAAAAAGAATCCTGTGTTGGGACTGGAATCACCTGCACCATCATTACGATAGATGTAACTCATTGCTCCACCAGATACCGGTGCTGATTCATAGATAGATTCTGAATTGTTTATAGAACTTGGAACAATTTCAAATCCTCTTGAAACACCACTTATACTTTTTAAAAAAGAATATATCGGTACATCTGTGTTTGCACTGTTCAATACATAAACACTGGTGTCTATTCCACCAATTGAGTTTGATTCTAATGGTCTTCCATACTTTTGTCCTTCCACATTGGCGGCATTTAATATGTTGATCATCTGTTCTCTGTAATTGCTGTTGGTTCCATCGTTCCAAACAATGGTAGCGTTGGATAAATTTGTTCCTGTGCTGTCTATCACTGTTTGAGTGGTTGACAGAGAAACAATCTTTAATAATCCTGTAGCAGGTTTATTTCTTTTAACATTGTAATTGATCAGTCTTGCTAATCTCAATACAGAATCTCTTCTTTCAGCAGTCTCTAGGAAATTTTCTCGAGCATTTAGATCCACTCTAAATGAAAGTGACTGTGCTACATAGGCAATTAGATCTATTAGAGCCACATACTCTGAAGACTCGATATAATCGTTAAAATCATCTGGATAGTTCTCACGCAGATAAGCCACCATGGTTCTACGGAGTGTTTCAAAATCGTAGGATTTGAAATCTGCCTGCTGGAAAGCAGTGTAAATTTTTCTCCAATCTTCTGCGACTAATAATCGGTTTTGTCTATCTGTTGTGGCCATTTTGTATTAATACTCTTTGTATAAGGGTATTTATTGGCGTTATAATATACGTATATTAATAAAGACGTGTAGCACTGTTTTCATCAAAGTTTAACAGCAACTTTTCAGTGATATTGTAGGGCACATAGGTAATTGTGGCCTGTACAGCAATGCCATGTTCTGACTCTGACACCAGTATTTCTTCTGTGGATATGCGAGGATCAGCATTTAAATTTTGAGCAATGTCGTCTGCCACTGCCTGTTTAACAGCGTCGGTGAGTGGTTCAAACAGCACATCATAGATAATTGTGCCAAACTCTGGATTTTCCACACGCTCACCTTTACGTATGCTGAGTCTATTCATTAAATCCTGTTTGATCAACTCAAAGTCATACAGTTTATAATTGCTGTTGGTAGCTTTGGAACTGAATCCTTTGAACACCTGTGCTTGTTTAAATGAAACTTTATTTTCTGCCATAATTAAAATCCAAACATTTTTCCTATGCTTCTACCCACACTTGCAATTGAAGAAGTGATTTTTGCGCCAATGTTATTGACCAAACTGGTAACCTGAGTCACTGCTGTTATCTGGCTACCCACAACGTTTTTGTAAGTGTTGGTTACTGTATTTAATTGTCCTATTCCGGGGATATTGCCTAGTTGTCCACCCGAGAGATTTCCTATGTTTATTCCTTGAGTTATTCCTGTTAAATTTGATATACTGTTCGGAACACTTGTAATACTATTAGGTAAATTTGCATTAAGAATGTTGCCTGCCGTAGAAGTGAATGTATCTAATGACGTCAAATCTTTTATGGCATTGGACACTGTGCCAGTTACTGCCTGTCCTAAATTGCCCGCAGTGAATAGAGCACCTCCTTGATTTACAAATATTTGATTTTGTAACAGATTGGTTGCTTTGCCTGTGACTGCTCCGATGGTTTGATTCACTACAGAACTAACTGCGTCTGTGGCTTGTGATAGATTTAATCCGCTTGGCAGTTTAAAATCTTTTGCATAATTGTTTACAAAATTGTTTGCCGCGGTTTGAAGTTTTTTAATGTTGGCAGTGCCTTGTCCTAGACCTAAACCTTCTAGGTGCACTTTCATATCTGCCTGTAACTGTGCCGCTCTCACCATTGGATTATCACTGGTTCTATTCAACTGTGATACAAACTCTGGAGTGCCTGGTACAAGACTCAATGCACTTGGCTTACTGCCAGCAAATGATATAATTTGATCTCTGTGACCATAGAACGGTTCGTGTGTGGGCACACGCATACCATCCATAGTAATGTTAAGATTTTGATCCACTGTAAGAGGAATGTTTCTAAATTTTTTAGTACGATCTACATCAGGTATAGGAGTGTTTAATGTGCCTGTACCCGAAGCATCATAAAATCTTGTTCTTTGATAGGTTGCAACTATGTCGGGCATTGTAGGTATACTATTAAAATGTACCTCTTCTCCTGTTAGGTGATGTTGTCCTGTTGCCATGTGTAATTGCATCTGACCAGCATACGAAATAATTGCACCTTCTGGTGCTTTGGTTGTAATACTACCTTTCAAAGATTGATTTAAAATATCATAATCAGCATATGTCATTATTTGTTGTCCACCATCCAACACCATTTTTTGTCCGGCGGCTAATTTAATCTGTTCTTTAGCAAACATATTGATATTTGCATCACTGTGAAAATCCATATTGCCCGACGAACGCACTGCTACTGATCCACCAGAATAAATGTCTATAGATCCGTCTCCAGAAAATTCCATCCACGCATTGCCTGATCCGTTGGCAATATACACCACACCAGCAGTGTCGTTTAATAATATTTGATGACCTGAAGCAGATCTAAACCGTATCAGTTGATTTCCACCATTAACATCACCGTCATCCATAACAAATGTATGACCTGTAAGTCTATCAATTCTTTCTTTACGATTCGATCCTGCCACTCCTACTGTTTGTTCTTTGGCTGTTGGATCTCGTCTACCTGGTGTACTCATACCAAACACTTGGCTTGGAGATTCTCGTCTAGCAGAAGATGTTGTGGTTCCTCTAACAGTATCTTGTATTAATCCTTGCTGTCTTAATGTTTCTGCAAACGGATGAATGGGTCTTTTTACTTTTGGATTGGCTTCTTTATTGCCTATGCTGTCAAGTGTTGCACGGTTGATTTCTCCGGCCGGAACTGTGTTCGAACCATACACTGATTCTTTGCTGTCTTCCTCAACTCCTGTGTCAGACAATCCCGTTTGTTCTGATGCGCCAATGCCAGGCACCATGTGATTGGTTAAAGGATCTTGAACGCATCCAATCCAAAACGCTTGTTCCACTCGACCTTCAGCAAAAATTACTAGAACTTTAGAATCTATGTCGGGTGGCACTGCCCAAAAACCGTATGAGTGTTGCGATCCTTTGTAATCGTATGGATTGTTCTCATCTAGATATTTGGTTGTTTTTGCACCATAAAATGGGGACAGATATTCGCACACAACCAGTTGTCCTGTGGATGGATTGTATGTGTTGGCCAATGATGGTATCAACACACTTAGTCTGCCCATTCGAGTGGGGTCAATGTTGGATTTAACAATACCGACATACGGACCTGGATCTATTCTAGTACCAGTTGAACTTTTGCCCGGTAAACTGGGTGTTGCTGTATCTCCACTTAAAAAAGGTGTTAATCCGTTCATATAATCCTAACTAGAAGGTGTCGCCTCCGCCTGTTCCGCTGTTGTTTATAAACTCTTGGTTTTTATTTTTTATATAGTTCAGTGCTTCTTTGGTCAATTCTTTTGCTGTTAGACTAACAGTTTTTCCGTCTGGTGTAACAAACCAAGTTATAGGTTGAACTTTGGTTGCAGGTTTATCTGTAGACTGATTTTTAAATCTAACCATGTGCAGAGTTTGTGTGAATGCACCGTTATCAAATGAACTAGATACTTTGACCACTTGATATAATCCAGAAAACACAGCACTCTTAGTTCCGCCTAACTCGTATAGACCACGCTGTTCGTTTAGATCTCCAGGCATAGTAAAATTTAAACGCACAATAGGGTCATGTGTGTCAAAATTAAAGCATTGAAACCTATCATTCCAAGATCCGCCTGTGGCTCCTAAAATTTGATTTTTATCGTCTTTACTAACATTGCCTGATGTTCTTAATACCAATTCAAAAAACTGACTGACTCCAAGCCATGAAGGATCTCCAATAATCTTTAGATCCACTTTAACCATGTCGGCTTGTGGATTTGACAGTGCATCTTGAAAAAGATCAGTTTCTGCTTTGCTTTCGTCACCAAATATTCCAGCATTAGAGTTTCTAATACCTGCAGGATATGATCTTAGATCTAAACCATCGTCGATGTTCATATCTTGTCCAACAAGACTACGAAGATCTATTTTATCACTACTAGTGTCATTCCTTTTGTTTGGGTTTGTTCTTGGCAATTTGGTTTGATAGTAGGCCACTTTATAATTGATGTCTAAATCTAATATATCTGTGTTATTGCCTGTAAAAATATAATCATACTTTTTCTTTACTAGGACATTCTTAGAAGTTCCAATTGTTACTCCAGGTTTAACCAATCTAAAAATGTGTATGTTGTAAGGCTGAATATAATATGTGATTGTTTTTGGGTGTTGCATGGTTATTGTATCAAATCGTCCTGTGTCTGTTTCTATTCTAGATTTGATCATAAACCAATTAACATAATAATCTTCATCATTTAACTTTTGAAAACTGGCATTGGTTATCACAGTGTTGTCATCGTAGGCTGTGTTTGCTCTAAGTTTAGATGCCATATCTTGAATCCATTTTTCTACCACATCTTGAATTGGTTGTAGACTCAACATTGCATCTTCTAAAATTTTTAAAATAGAATCTCCTGGTTGACCCGACCCTGCTCTAGAGTTAAACGAATATCTTTGTGTGTCTCGACCTTGTGCCCAACTGTAATCTTCTCCTTCTTCGTAGTTGACCATATCCACAGTGTTAATACTTTTGTTTTGAGAATTAACTTTGATTGGTTCATTGGAAAACTTATCATCCACAATAATCTTATATTTGTCTTGCATACCTTCAGTAAACAGTCCTGTCTTAGATTCCTGTTCGGTTTGTTTGTTTAAATCCTTTTCAAAAGATGCTATAAAAGTTCTAAAAAATTCTGCTTTCTTAAATTCGATTGGTGTTCGAATGTAATTAAATCTGTTCATAAAGCCTGCTTCATTGTACGGAATGGCATCTATATCATAGGTTGCACCTGCATTGTTAACTCTAATGTTCATTCGAACAATTTTTATAGGAATCCATCTTTTGCCATGACTGTCATTTAATGGCAATGTTTTTCCGTTTTCATCAAATCCTCTAAATTCTAAAGACAAAAGATAAGGAGCATCTACGTGGTCTTTATAACCACAATTGAAAGATGCCGCTCTTAACTTATCTAAGAGTGTAACTCCTGATGGCTCATTTAAAATCATTTTAATTTTACCCACCGCGGCAGATCTGCGTTCTGGATTAAATGAATGCACAGTCTCTATATTAACTGATTGAAAATATATGTCTCTGTTCTGTCCCAACACATCGGTTGCTCTATTAATTGCTTCTTTCTCTCTGTCATTTAATGTGTCCTGTATATCACCTGTTTGACTTTGAGCTGTTTGACCTGTGGTGGTTCCTATACCGGCTGAACGAGCAATAACATTTGTAGGTGCACGACTAATAATATCTGTGGGATTTTTTAGTTGAGCTTCTGTTAAACCACTCAGCGTGAATAGATAATTGTAACTGGCATATTGATGCAAAGAATTTTTATGCAGGTTTGCTTCATTGGTGTTTATTTTTTGTCTAGTTGCTCCTGTAATTGCCTCCTGCTTTAAAGCATCAAAACTAGTAAATTCTGACATTATTATAATCCTAGATCAGTTTTCAAATTACTTAATTTAGGTATTCGAATGATCTTTCCAGGAGCAAAATCATATATAGGGTCTTCAATTACATCTGGATTTCTTTGAGCGAACACCCACCATAACCTTGGAGAGCCATACAAGTCATACGCAAGAAGGTCTGGTCTGTATGCATAAATTTTATCAATGGTATAAGAGATATCATCTGCGTCTGCTGTGATAGTTCTAGGTGTGAAAAAATCCAAACTCAAATTGTTTTGAGCTGTTGTAAAATATGGACTGGTGTTGTTATACTTTGCCATTAAATGTATCCTATTTTGCCTTGACCATCACCTGTGAGTCCACCGTTTATAAAATCTCTCATATTAAATTTCTTAACACTGTCTCTAGAGTAGATAGGTTGTAATTGAGCAGTCACAGTGCTCATTGTGGGTGCCCAAGATTTGTTTACACCCGGATCAACTACAGACTGTCTGCTGATTTGATTTTTATTAAAATTCTGTTGTGTACAGATATAATCCACATCTGCTCGCATATCAATACTGAATGCAGTAACCACTATAGGCACACTGTTGAAAACATAATCACCATATCCTGATAGATGCAGTATTGGAGGAGGATTGCCTTTAAAGTCATTGGCTTCACCACCAGAAAACATTTTGGTCACAGATCTAAAGAAGTGTAACATGGCCACCCAGTATCGTGCATCTTCAGCATTCTGCACAGGAAACTCTGCTGTCACTGTGAAAC